AACTGACCATCTACATACACTCCGACACATTCCGTCTTGTCGTCAAGCGTTTGAAATATCAATTTAGCTCCGTTACTTAATAGCCGCCACCGGTCGTGGTAATCGCACTGGTGGCAGTTGTAGTGCGCGCGGCATCTAACTGTTCTTTAATATAACTCAAAGAGCCGCGATAGTCAAATGTTTTATTGAGAATTCTTTCGAAAACTTCTAATGCCGTTGAAATATCATTATTTTGATAAAGCTCGATGCAATCATCTATCAACATTTCCTTTTCAAAATCTTTAAATTGTGATTCTTCTTCTATAAAACGAAGATCGAAGTATAGCCTGAGAAAGTACTCCTCTGAATATTTATTGGTTAACTGGTCTATTGTATATGACTGTGGATATGTGACAAATCTCTTGATCCCATCGACACAATATTTAATTTCTATAATATTTGTTGGCTTAACTTTATTATATAGGTTAAGAAGAAAATATTTAAATTGATCATAAAAAGAAGTATGTGCATATTCGTAACCTGACAAAATTTCATCAGTAGTGTTGTAGCCATATTCAACAGCGTAACCCAGCATCGGAGATGAACCAATATCTGCCACTAATCTCCAGGGTATAAACTGGTCTACCATGAAGCCGTAGGATCGACAAGCATTAACATAAAACTCCCAGTTGGGACTATTGATAAATTTACTTATTTTTTCCTCATCATTGCTACAATCCAAATTCGCCACTTCTACAGCTAGACCGGAACAATTGATTGGGCAATAGCGACTTTTAATGTATGCCGGCTTTGTAAAAGGAATCCTCTTAATGGTGCCTTCCAGTAAGCGCTTAAATTCAGCAATAAACTCATCAAAATTTTTAACTTGTACCTTTTTGCGCGCAAACTCATTTGTTATGGAATTTTCGTAAGCCGTTAACTGCCCGCCATAAAGTCTTTCTGGATCTTCGTATGCCTTATAAACTGTTAAATTGCTTAAAAAGGAATCATCGCTCTTAATTTGACCCGATGCTGCACATCTTTTAAATTCTAATGCAAGATCGTTAAAAGCATCTACCACAAAACCAATTGCAGATATGCTTTTTTCGGGTGCGTTGGTCGCCTTAAATTGTTTTAAATCCAATGAAGCGTTTTCCGGCATAATAGGGACAAAATACCTACTAACTCTTCCATATAAGTGTTTTTCACCAAAATTAAAATCAACTAAATTTTCATAACCAGTAAGATTTGCCGCATCAAGTCGATAAGTTGTTCTTTTGATATAAAGTCCAATAACTGATTCATCTTCCGATTCTACATAATTGATTGACATGTTTTAATCCCTATAAATGTTAACGAATACCACAGCTTTGGGGCGTCTCACCAGGGCGAAAGGCTAGTGGGTGGCGCGCCCACAGTATCTACTTCACGATCCTCATACTTTTTCCCATAATCAACATGTGCATCTGTAAAAATCTGTCCTTTGCAATTTTTCTTTGTGCCACCATCTCCAGCGCTAGATTGTTGTGGTGGTGTGCACTTCTCATTTAGGGGATCTATGCCGGCGACCCAGTGTGCTAATATTTTGCTATCGGCGCGTCCAGGGCCAAATTTATGCTCTGATTTAATAATCATACAATAGCCTCCTATGCCATATTGTGTTAAATCTGTGTCACCTCCCTCATAAGAAAGCGTATTTGGCGCCCAGCCGCGGGGGTCTACAAAAATATAAGTGCCCGGAAAGGCTTTAACGTTTGCAAAACATTCGATTTGCGTATTATATACCTCTCGTAATTGTTTTAAGCCATCATATCCGCTCTCTTGAAACCTCACCACCTTCAAATATTTTGAATCATGCCTGGTAAGATTGATGGTTTTTGTAATTCCGCGATCTCTACCAATTGAATAATGAAAAATTCCTCTCTCTTCGTCCTCTGCGCGACGACCACGTTGAAGCTCTTTTGGTTGTGAACGCGCTGCTGAAAATATAAAATAATTTATTTCATTATTAATTCCACCATCGATTATGGGACTCGTATCGTTTCTCCCGCGGGGTCCAGAAATATTTAAAACAGGTTTATTCATGTTCAAAACATTGGCTCGGGTACCACCGCTATTTTCGATCCAGTCAGTGAACTCATCAAATTTGCTGGTGGAACTTTTATAAGATGTAATAACTGTACTATTTAAAGCCGTCTTTTGTTTTATACTAGGACCTCCCGTGAAGCATGTTTTATTGTTTAAAAAATCGCGAGTAATATGATTAAAAAACTCCCTTAAAAATTGAGTTAACCCCCATTGAGTAACATCTCTTTCGATCAGCCTATTATTCATCCAGCCCATAAAATATTTAACCGAGACCGGAATGTCTCCAAAATTGACACTTTTGCTTTCTCCACCCGTGGGGTGTACAAGCTCAAGCGGGCCCAATACAAGTCTAAATTTTCGATAATCGGCGTGAAATCGCTTGAACCTTCTTATTTGTTTTTCTTTATAAAGTTTGTATGGAGATCCTTCACCGGCCCCGGGATCCCCTTCTTCCAGGGCCTTCAAATAGCCTTTCATGGTTACGCCAACGTCGCCCCAGGTTGCTCCGCCTTGGACGTATTTCAGCCGGCTCTCAATCCCTTCTAAGATTACATCAACCAAGTCACTTACATAGAAAAAACTTATAATTCTATCTGATGTGGAGCCGGCTGATATTTCATAGTACGCGGTGCTTGTTAAATTGGTCTTGGCCGCGGTGGTGACCCTTGACTCCGACGCCTTGATGCTATGATCCATAAACCCATCTGTTATCTTTTTTTGTACAGCCTTTTCGTCATATGTGACGGCAGTCATTGCACTCTTTACTGAAAGGGTACCCGTTTTTTCCCACAAGTCTGTTACTGAAACCCGGTTCATCCGGAGCCTGGTGCCCTCTACTCCCGAAACACTAATATATTTTATTTTGCTTGGAGCCTTGGGGTCTTTCGGATCGGTGGTGGCACCCATTCGTTGCATTAGCGATTGCATATTGAGCATTTTATTTTTCTCGATGGCATTTTCATCCATTAGGTGTTGTTTAAATTCGCTCTTTTTTTCATCACCACACGGTTCGCCCACTTCGTCCAAAACCGCATTAATAGCATCCCTGGCAAGCTGATTTGCTGTGACTTCCTCGTCATAAAAAATATCAAATTCTGCTTGACTAAAAAGATCATCGATATACGCCAGATAATTAATTGTAAAAACAACTGCACCTTTTTCATCAAGATTAAATTCATGAGTGGTGGGGGTTAAATTCAAAGTAGTGTAAGATTCATTAATAGCCCCACTAACTGTGCGTTTTTCGGCTTCGGTTTTGGCTATGTTATTCTTTCTCGGCGGTCGGGCCCAACCCACTACCGCTTTTAATCTGAAATCGTGATCATTTAAGTTTTCTTGTAGATCTTCTACGTTTCGACATTGTTGCCGAGCCTGTTCTTCCAGCTTATCCGAAGATATATTCATTTTTCCGGTTTTTAAAGCCAATTCTATATATCTATATCCATCGGGGCGCATAGTCAATAATTCCTCAAAACTACTGGCAAATATTTTCAAGGTAGCTTTGATACTCTTCTTGGCTGCAAAAGGCGTAGTACCTTCATATGAAAAAGAAAAATCTTGGATTCCAACGCCGAAACCACGTTTTGCTGTGTTGCTGAAAAGGCTTTCCACATCTGTTTTGGATGCATGCGAATCAAACATAAATTCTTGCTGCCGACTCTTTGAAGGATTATCGCCTTCAATAACTTTGTAAAGCCTTATCATCGGCTGTAAAGAAGAAATTTCTTTTGTTTTCATATCAAAAAACGCGCCCTGGGCTGGATGCTGTGTGAGGGCGTTAATAAATCCGTAAGCATTTCCATCTACTAATAGGCTTGCGTTCCCGGCGCCTCTAACGTAAGGTAACTTTTTTGTACCGCCAAGTTCTGTGGGCGTAGCACCGGAAGCTTTATAAGCGGATAAATCAATTATTTTGCCCAATAGATAACATTGCTCACTAAACCCTCTCCTTCCAAAATATCTTGGCTCCGTCGGAGGCCGCCAGTCACCCCAGGGTTCGGCCGGCTGAGTTGGGTCGTCGCTGTCCGAGCGCTTCTGCTGGCGCTCCTTCTCCTCCTTGGCGGATTTTGCCTTTTCTTGCTGCTGCTGGTGCTGGGACCTGAGGGCCTCCTGCGCAGCGCGGCGTCCTCCCTGACTGGCGACACCGAACAGGTCGAGGGACCTGAGGGCCTCCTGCGCAGCGGGGCTGAACTCCTGGGTCATGTCAGCCATTCTATACAGCCCCCAATACCTGTAGTGCACTAGCAATATCGACAGGAATATATATCACGCTGCCATTTACTATTTCTGCTTCTGCTGGTAAACCATTATACCACGCTATTACCCACCAATAGCGACTGTCACCATAATATTGATCAGCCAACTTATACAGACGATCTCCATATTTCCAAATATGCGAGTCAGTTAAAAGACTGGCGCGTTGGGCTACTGTGGGATTAAAAAATACCGGCGTCTCATAATGCTCTATGGTGCTGACACCTCGTGATTCTCTTAGCGATTTATAATATTCGCTTGAGTTTCTTAAAATTCTATATTTATCGTATCTTCCCATGATTTACTCGACCCCTGTTGATCTTTTAGACGCAGCCACATACCCCGGATCGTATCCGGGAGTACTTGAAATTCGACGCCAACCTTGCCCACTTGTTCGGCCGGCTCGCCGGGGGCCGGCTGTCTCAAATGCAGCCGTGGCGGTCGCTCCACCGAGTGGGAGCGGAGTATGATACTGCGCAAGAATCGCACGTTCTTGTGCTAGCTGCGCCTCGGACTTCGGCGGAGTCGTGGAAACAGAGGTTGTTCCAGGCGCCCCACCGACCTCTTTACCATGCATCAAATTTCCTTCTAAATCAAAGGCTGGCGTAACGTCAGCCGTCATCCAAGCAGGAAGCCCAGGGTCCGCGCCCAGGGGCTCAGTGCCGGCGCCGGCGAGTGCATCCGGAAACGACAGATCAGGCTGAGCATAAGGAAAATGTGAATTAAACGGCCGTTTTTTCTCATTCCAGCCAATTGGGTGCTCGTGAATCGGTGAAAAATCAACGTTAACCTCTATCAACTTTGGTAGAATAACCCCATGTCCGGAATGTAAAACACCATCTGGCCCTTCAAGATTGTGATTTACGGTAAAACTACTAATTATTCCTAATTGACCTCTGCCTTGAACCGGTTCTCCGGCATAGAAGGTCCCAGCAGTGCTAGTGTCTTGCAATAGATTCATAACTTTTAGTCTTATCATCGGAGACTGCGAAATTGTTTGTGCCGCTTGTGTGCCGGAGGAATCGAGAAGCGTGGTGTAATTCGGATATAAATATTGAATTAACGCTTGTACATTTGATAAATTATTAGACGCCTCAATCGCAGACTCTGCTGGTATTTTAAAAGCTAACGAAATCTTTCTCATTGTGTTTTTGTATAAGTAAATCGGGTCAATGCGCCCGAACACAATTTCGTTTGACCAATCTGAACTGTAAGTTTCGTTAAACGCTGTTATAAATGCCTTAAACGCAACTTTATTGCCGCTTGGTACGTGTTCAAACGAGATATTGGCACCGGTATTATTGGCATATGCATCAGTTGCTCTGATCATCGGCGTTATCCCTTTGCGAAGGTTCGCTCTGTGTGCTTTTTCGGCAGCGATTCTCTCAGCCTTTGCCCCCGCGGCTGCAGCCTGGTCCAGGCGCTGTTGTTCTTTATACGCTTCGGTTCTCGACGCAGCTCTCGCCTCTCTTTTTTCCTTTAATGAATTAAACATTTATATTTCCTCCTAAATTTATCCTGTACCCGTCATGGCAGCTGTTCCCACCTGAGCCATCGCAATTGCGACACGCCCCTCTAACAGGTCAGTAGTGGCAGTTCCATCCAATTGAAGCCTGACCTGCATAGGGCGCTGAGCTGTGCGCTGAGTGCTCTTCTCCAATTCTAGAGCTAACTCGGTCCGACCTATGGGCGCGTCTTCGGCAGCGGCTAAAGCGGTTGTGCCGGCTCTCATCGGAATAACTTCTGGTGGTATGAAGCGCGCGGGTGCGGCAACTCCGGGGGTGGCACCATAGCCAGGGGCGCTAGCGCTGGCAACGAAGCCCTCTGGCGCACGACCGACATATGTTTTTGCGCGAGCTTCTTCTCGCATCTTCTCTTCTCGCATAACTTGCATGCTATCGAAAATACCTTCTACGATACCGGTAACGCCGCCGGCGACGGCGCCTACTGTGCCGGCGGACACTCCGCCGACCATGGTGCCAGCAGGACCCACAATTGAGCCTCCTACCGCGCCGGCGACAGCCCCAGCGCCACCGATTTCTCCGGATCGTGTGGCGCCAGTCACGATTCCAGCCTTCATCATTATACCAAGAGACTCCATAAAAGAAGGCGAATGTTTCTCATTTAGTTTCTTGTTTGCATACGCCGTGGCGTCTCCGAAACCAAACATTCTTTTAGTCGCATCCGAAACCCATTTTCCTATGGCGCCGAACTTTTCAGGAAGCATTGTCAATGTTTCCAAGAACGTCGGAGATTCTCTCTTTTTGGTCATGATACGATGAAGCCGGACGAGGACCCAGACGACAGCGGCGAAGGCGGCGGCGAGCGCCAACGCCGGTGACGCGCCGGCGGCGACGAGTCCTGTAACTATAGAGAGCCCTATAGATACTACTTTTAAAACGACGACGAAGTACCAGAGGCTTTTGATTATGCTTCCAACCCGTTCTGTATTTTTTCCGATCCAATCCAGCAGGTCCTTGAGGGTTTCAACAAGAGGCAGTATCACAGGCACCAACGTAATCATCGCAGCCTTAAGTTGTTCTTGAACTGTCTGATACTCTCGGGCCTTCTCGGCGGCGGCAATATAATCTTGTTGGGATTGTTGCATACTATTATTCAACAAGTCCTGATTACCGCTCATTACAAGCGCTAGTTCGCCAACATCACTCAACTTCAGAGCTTCCGTATAAAACAACCTCTGTTGGTAGCTCATATCTGTGAAAGATAAACCAGTGTGTCTTATCGCGTCACGAATCATATCAAATCTTGCGGCGGGATCTTCTTCCATCAAAAGATCCATTGCGTTTACAAAATTTCCGCCCAATGCAGCGTTCAACATTCCGGCTTGTTCTGCCGCACCTTCAAATGTATCAAACTTTTCAACTAGCGCGAGGATCTTTGGTATCTCCAAGCCGGTAAGCTTGGCTTGAAGCGCCACTCCTTTGAACGCTTTCTCGCCAGAAGCACCAAATTTTGCAAGCTGTCCGCTGGCAGCCGCAAATTGAGCATTCATCTCGGCAGGAGCCACGCCAATGTTCACAGCCAAATCTCTTAATCTTAATAATGCCTCATCTGCTTGTTCAGGCACAACGCCCATTGCTTTGGTCATAAGTTGTACGCTCTTAGCGGAGTCTTGAGTAGAAATACCGAACTTGCTCAAGATGGTGACGGTCTTTGCTAAATCTTTGCGCACCTGCTCGTTCATCATGGTGAAGTCAGTGTAAGTTTTGAATAAGTCTGTGTGGGCAGCAGTTACGTCTTCAATGGTGGCGCCATACTGCCTTGTTACTTCCCAGGTCTCCGTCAGTCCGCGGGCAAATTTATCCGAGGCGCCGGTAACCTTTTTAAAGCTGTTTTCAGCGTCTATCACTGCAATAGCCACACCTACCATATTATCAATTAACGAATCTAAAATGCCCGTAAACCCCTTCGAAGCGGCGGAAGCAATGTTCGTGTAGCTGCCCATGGATGCCATGCCTTTAGTGACCTTATTCAAGCCAGCGCTGAAGTTAACAGCTTTGTCCGTCCTGAATGCTTGTCCGAGGGACTTGCCCAGCTCGTCGGCGGCGGCTTTAGAATCTCGCAGCCCTTTTTTCCTCTTATTTTGGCGCCGAACAAAATTTTCATGGTCTTCTTGGCTTCTCTTCCCAAGAGCCGCCTGAGCTGCCGATTCTTTCATTAATGCATCGACATAATCTAATTGCTTGTCAAGTCGAGCATCGAGATTAAGTTTCTCAGCCTTAAAATCCTTCTGGGCATTTGCAGCGGACGTCTCGGCTAGGTTGGCATCTTTCTGGCGTTGTTTGAAAAGCTCTTTTAAAGCAATAACGCGGGCTTCATCGGTGGCCAGGACTTCTCGCGACAAATCGAGCTGTTCTTGCTCTTTCTTGAGTTCTTCGCCCGTGAGCTTGCTGACTTTGCGGCGCTCTTCACTCAGGGCGTGCCTGGCTTCAGCTGAGTCGTCTGCAGAGTTAGTTTCGTCGTCGTTAACCATAAAAAATCCTTTTTAGACGCTTACACTTAAATAGTTTGCCATAAAAAAAGACAGAGCTATGAACTCCGTCTGTTTCTACCCGCCATTTGTGGGGGCGCCGAGGGTTGGTTATGAGCGCTTAACGTCTGCGTTTTACTCGACCGGGTCGAAGAACTGCTCGCGGCTTCATTTTCTTCTTCTATCTGTCTCACCAAGCGCTCACTAAACCACTTACGCAAACCAACAGGTAAATTGTAAGCCTCAGAAAACGACCAGCCACCGGAATATTTTAAAAAGAAGAACTGCTCATACACGCTCTCCATGTACTCATCGGTCAGGCCAAAAAAAGTCCGCGGTGAGCGGAACCCCCATATCTTGCTCGTAATCACACCCAACACACTCAAAATTTTGAGTTAAATCAACATTTGGAGCTGTGTCGCGGTAGGCAAGCCTTAAGAATCTTGAATCTATGGATGGGATGTGCGTAACTAAAAATTCGATAGCTTCTGGAGAAGAATCATCATTAACGGCCACTATAATATTATGTAAATGTCTTGTAACGCCTTGTTCATACTTCTTTGTTTTTCGATCTCGCTCCATCCCGTTAAAAAGCGACTTTTCGTCTCTTCCTGTTAATAATCTGAACGTCACCCTCACTTCGGTATTTGGCAAAACAACATCAAACGTTCCATTGCCATTGTATTCTACCTCCCAAGGTTCTGTTCCGACAGAGCCATGTTCTATGTTTGCTTTGTTAAGATCGAAATTAAATTCTTGTACAGTTGTACAACTAGGGCAAGTGACCTGGGTTTCATATTCGTTCCCATATCCGGAAACTCTCATTGCAATGACAATTGCATTTTTATCCCCGACCAAGAGAGAGTCTGGGTTTATTCGCTTGTTCACGATTAAGTTTTCTACAACTCTATCGAGCGCAACGCCTTTTTTAAGAAGAGTTCTCGATGTAAGAATATCTTCTTCTTTCGCCGTCATTTGACGAATTTCGATACTACTTTGCATATGCAAAGGATGTCCTTCGGGATAAAACCTTCCCTGCGAAGGTAATTCCACGAACTCTGTGGGAACGACAAACGAAAAACCACCACCACCTTCGTTTTGCATTGTTTGTGGTGGAGGAGTCGTGTCGTGCTGTTGAACGCCGCCTAGGCGATCTCTGTTTCTAGACAATATACACCTCTTTTTTATCTATTATATACTAAAGAATTCTGAACCGCCATCGCCGGCGATGAGGACCGACCCATCGTTAAAGGTCTCAATTCGTGCCCAATCGTATTTAAGGGTAACAGACATCTCAGTTAAATCATCAGTACCATAAGCCAACTCACCAAACTTTGCTTCAGTAATGAATGAGTTCCAGAGCGTCCACTTTTCCAATTCTCCACCATCTGCGTCAATCTGCGTGATGATCACAGTTCCTAGGGCGCCGGCGGCCTTTGCCTTAGAAATGGTGCCCATGCTATCAGTAGTTGCATCAGTAGGAGGAGAATAACCAGACTGAACAAGAATATCTGCCAAAGTTGCAGCCATATCTGGGTTAACCGGATCGACAAGAGTAATGGCAACATCACCCCAAGTCACTTTGCCAGGATAGTTGAACACATGGTTCAAATAATTGTGTTGTACAGCCTCGACCGTAAAACTTGGCTTTGCTGCTGTTTTTGCATACCAAAGCGTAGCACCACCCTGTGCAGCACTAATTCCTTGAAATTCCACATAAAATCTAAATTGTCTCTTTGGATCTTTTAATGTGGTGTCTTCACCAAAGTTTGTTGACCAGAATGGCATATTTAAGAACTCCTATAGTCTATTTTTAAATAGTGTGGTGGGGGAAAAATCCCCCACATCTTTAATCATCGAACGAAGCTCCCGTGGACATGATAACAAAGTCGATAGCAATGTATTCAATGGCACGAGCAGGTTTAATCATAATCTTTGCATACAAAACGTTTTGATCGATAAGATCTGCGGTGGTAGTGGTCTCATCAAGAATGAGCTTATAATCCGTAATACCGTAGCCTATCTTAACGTTGGCCAAGAATGGCTCGACCAAGGCGATGAAACGATTCCATGTGGCTTGAACGTTCTGCTCAAAAAGAATCTGCGTTGAAAGAATGGAGATTTGCTTTTTCAAGTAAATCACAAGCCTTCGCACGTTGATTCTATCAAGCGCAGACTGACGCTCTTGAAGCGTCTTCTGACCAAAGACAACTATTCCCGTGGAGGGGAAAGAAGCAATGGGGTTAATGTTAGCTTCGTAAAGGGTGTCGCGCTCTTTCGAAGTAAGACGCTGTGTGACGCCCACAACGGGAATTCCCGCAGCACCTTCTGAAAGGCCACCGCGGTTGAAACCAGCGGGAGCAAACCAGATATCTGATGCAGCCTCGGACGATGCCAAAACACCCATCATTGCGACAGATGGTGGAATCCAAAGCATTGCGCCGGTTGCATCATCCCGCGTCTGTACCCAAGGATAGAATGTGGCGCCATAACTTGAATCGATTATTCTATCACGAAGCGAGTTGGCAGCATTTGTTGGCGTGCTCGCAAGTCGGTTAGCCTTGTTGGAGTAGTATGACTCATGAGCAGGAACATACACATTTGGCAGGTCGATAAGAGCCAACGCATCGGCGCGCTCCTCACAAACTCTGACCGCATGAGTAGTCAGGCCATCTAGAGTAAGACCCGGGGTGGCTAATAGATTCATATTTAAGAATTCAGGATCTGCCACTGTATCCATCGCACGTTTCCAAGTGTGATAGGAGTGATCGTTATCTTCTGTTGATGTACTAGCCATTCCCTTGTTGTAAAGTGGATCTGGTTTCATGATGTTGAATCCGTCAAAACCACCCCAGAAAGGAGCAGTAAACTTATCAATACTAGCATTCAACAACTCTGTATAAGAGGCAGAACCCAAGTTCCCTGCCATTTCGCCGCGGCGTGAGCCGGAGATGTAAAGATAATCCGTTCCACCAGCAGTTTTAAGAACGATGTCATCTAGCGAGAACACATATGAGTAATCATCTACGCCCGTTGTGGCAAATCGATTGGTAGCGTTTTGACCACCACCGGCAGTGTACCCAGAATAAAGTAATCTATGAAAATCAGCAATACTCTTGTCTCCAGTGGTAGTGGTTGTTGTTCTTGTCGTCTGCATACCATAGTATGCGTCAGTTACATCGCTCAAGCCGCCATCGGACGCGGAGACGCGGAGTCTGACAGACGGGAAAACCAATGAGCCTGTGCAGCTACTGTACCCTCCGGTTGAGATGCCTTCGCCTCCAGAAAGATATATGGCATTGTAGCTGGTCGGGGGGGACGAGCCAGAATTGACAATTCCAGCACCGCCGGTTACAAAGAACCGGGTCATGTTTCCACCGTCGCCCTTGAATCGCCCAAGATCTGACGCAACTCCACCAGCAAAATTCGTTTTACTTATTTGGCTTATGTTTGTAGTGATAGTAGTATTTCCATTTGCGCCAAGGGTAGCTTGTGTGAAAGTCATTGTCTGCGCGCCGTCGGATGCAGCAACATAGGCGGCAGCGGTGATCTTATCCTTTAGCGGCGAATTGGAGCTAGCTATTGTATCTCTAAATTCGTTTAATACAACAGCTTGTGAATTTGTATTCAAGTTACAAGTAACAGCGATACAAGTACCTGCTGCCAGCAAAGCTGCAGCTGGAACACCTGTACCTAAATCAGAACTTGCTCCCAAAACAGTACCTGAAGCAACTGCGCCGGTTTCAGAGGCGTCGGAAAGTATAAATATCCCTACTGTACCATCTGTTGCTATCATCTTAACATATTCGCCTTCTGTAAACTGGTCGGACGTGGAGTCGTCGCCATCAGCAACGGTTAGCGTTGCGGTTGCGGCAGCGGGTGTCTCATCGGGTCCTGATATTTCAGCATTACAGGCTCCGGTGGCGTTCAAATTGAAAACACTTCTAAATCGCGGGGGGCCGAAATAACCAAACGGAAGCAACGTTGCGTCTGTTGCACCAGCATCAACATCGTTATTCATTTCAACATACACAAACTTTGATTGGTTATCATATTCTCCGTATGTTTTTAGTTGTCTTCCGTTTTCGTCCCAAGAAGTGTACTTATCACCGATTACGCGCGCAATATAATTTGGTGAAGTAGGATCGAGATTGAGACTATCAAATCTCTCTATCACTTGCACACTGTTGTCGGTATCATGAATGCTACGAATCAAAAGAGAAAATGTACCGTAATCTGATACAGTGGTTGTTGACCGCCTAACATTAGAAATTGAAACCTTACAATTCTTGTGAAGCCATTCGCCATGACCGCGGCCAATGAGGCGGAAAAGCTTTTGTTTTTCATTAATGAGAAAGGACGCGGCTGCTCCCAGGTCTTGACCAATAAACCAACCAGATCTTCCCTCTCTAGATGCTTGTGGGTGCATTTTCCAAGGACCGGTCGTAGTTGCATTTGAAATCGCCATCATACAACCAAGAGAACCACTTGTGAAACCTCTATCTCTTAATTCTTGTTCGTACGTTTCACCAAGCCAATATGACTTGGCTGACTCGCCACTGTAGAATGTCGCGCCACTTACAAGCTGTGGATTTGTGTTAAACTTATTGCGAATCCAGTTTGCGCTAGTATCATCAAATCCAAATCGGACTTTCTCGGATGCTCCGGCGCCGCTAATGACAAGCGTAAAGAGACTATCTGAATCAGTTCCAATAACCACATTGTTGGCGCCGGTCGTAGCCATATCTTCACCCCCTTGCGCGTCGGTAACAGAGCCCCCATATACAGTGCCACTTAAATAAATATCAGTTGCAGCGTTAAGATACCAAACAGCCGCGAGGCTTCCAGTTCCTAGATTCGCTTGGGCATTGCCTCCGGATGTAAACAGCCAGAGTCCGTAAGCACCACCGTTTGCGGACGGTGTATTGCTTATAGCTTGTTCAGTGCGCCAACCGGCGGCCGCGGCTGGGGTTGAAGAAGCATTGGAATTGCCATTAGTCGTTTCTTGCCCCAAAAGACGAATGTAAGTAAGAGGAGCAACATTCGCGTCTAGGAAAGCTTTTGCGGCATATGTTCCGTACATTGGAGACTGAAAGTTTCCGTCGCGGGAGATATCACCACCGCCAAAGCCAGGAACTGTATCTCCAAACATTTCAACAAAATCTGAGTAGGATTCAACAGTTATAGGCTGCATTGCCAAGCCTCTAGTGGCACGACCAATTACAACTGGTCCAATAACGTCTGCTGCTGCGGGAATCGCGGAATTATCAATTTCATTGATAAACACCCCCGGAGATACAAATTTAAAACTACTAATGGCCATGTTAGGTTCCTCTTATTAAAATATGCATAAATGTAGTGCAATCGTTAATTAAATAGTATTTTCAAGTTGAAAAGGAGTTCCTGACCTAAAGAAAAAAACTATCATTGCCTTCAGGAACTGCTTCTTCGTTGGGAAAAGTTATCTCCACCACATTTTCATGGATTCGCACAAGGGGTCTATCGTCACTTTCACCTTCCCCTATTAGATACCCCAACACCTTAATTGTAATCTCGGAAGTATACGTTCTTATATCTTCCGCAAGGTTATTAACATTATTGGCGTGAGTAAAGCCCTGATCGATGAACCCTTCATACAAGTGTCCGTTTCTTTTCATCGTATACGCATTAATTTGTCCTGTTCTGCCGATAAAAGGCGCCAGCATTGTGTTCATTTGCTGTTGATATTCTGATTTGAGGGTTAGCTTGTAATCAACATTTACATACACAGGAATAGGGATAGAAAGCGTCTTAATGACCACTTTTTTGTTTACTCTCGGGTAATAAAGTTGATTAGTGCCCTCTGTTACGTCTCCCCTTACTCCGGACGCGGCTGCGTAATTCCTTGTCTTATCCTGAACAATCTTTTTAGCGATTACCATTCGACCACTGCGGCCGTCTTTTTCATCAGAATATAAATGTGCCTGAAATGCACCCTTTCTGGTAGGATCTTTAGTAATGCCGGTGCGCTCAACGCTGATTATTGGCAATTTTAACGCACCATCGCTATCTCTTAGCTCTCTTTCGTTTTTAATCTGAAACGACCTCTCTGGGACTTGCCAGATAACTGGAGTTTTTACAAATCCCTCGTTGGTTTTCGTGCTAATTACTAAGTCTTCTTTAACCCAGGACATAATCGCGTAATCTATATTTTCAATAGTAGACGCCAACATACCTATTTCTTTTAAGGTGGCAGTATCAGCGTCGGCTGGTAGCATTGCGAAGTCAAAATTCTTAGGTAGCATCAAATTGTCCCTTCCGTGCTCTCTTACATAGAGCTGATATTTCAAAAATATTGTTGATTTGTCCGAATAACTGTTTGTCGTAAGATAGCTTAACTATCTCATAGTAACTATCTCCGTATAAAACAAAATCACCCTCACGCACATACATGTCTTGATCTTCTTCTAAGCGCCTTTTGTGGAAATGTACATTAATTTCCCACACCTTGTCAACGCCAACGCCGGCCATATAATCTGTTTCAAATCTCGTGAATTCAACCAAAGCGTAGATTCTAATGGGCGACAAGAAGGTTTTCTTTACCGCTTCTCCATATAATTCATGGAAGTTGGTCCTTTCCAGATCAATAGGGTAATAAAGAATCTGCTGTCCGATTACTTTTTCAATTAACTCATCATTAACCTGTTTAACCAGATCTCTTTCTTTCTCACCTAAAAAGAGCGGTGGTGGGGGCGCTTTTGGTCTCTTCCAGTCGTCT